GTGGTTGAGAAGTGACTACATGAGAACATTGGATGACATTGAAGATTCACAATGGTGGAAAAAGAATAAACAACCATATCATTTAGACAGAATGATTGCTGAATTTTGGCCACTATCTAAAGCTAAGAAAATATTCAATATAGATAGTCCACCACCAAGGCTTTGTTCACCAAATCCTGGTTTATATTCTGAAACATATATGAGAAAATATTATGATAGACCACTTACAAGAAATTAAAAATTGTTTAGCGTGTGACCATGATGAATTAAAACTGGTCTTAGATTTAAATAACCAACCCCTCGCCAATTCTTACAAAGACAGTAAAGATGCTGTTGAAGATTATTTTCCGTTGGCAATTAAAGTATGTCAAAATTGTCACCATGTTCAACTGACACATATTGTTAATCCTGATTTAATTTATAAAAATTATTTATATGTGAGTGGCACAACAAAGACTTATGTTGATTACATGGATTGGTATGCCAAATTTTGTATTGAAAAACTTGGACACAAACCATCTTCAGTATTGGATATTGGGTGTAACGATGGTTCTCAATTAGATAAATTTAAAGCTCTTAATGTTGATACTTATGGTGTTGACCCAGCTGAAAATTTATATGAAACATCTTCAAAAAATCATAAAGTAATTTGTGGGTATTTTGATGACAAGTACAGCCATAGTCACGATATTATTACAATACAAAATGCTTTTGCACACAATCCAAATCCTTTAGAATTATTAAAAAACTGTAAAAAGAATTTAGCGATTAATGGATTGTTGTTCATTCAAACATCTCAATCTGATATGATTTTGAACAATGAGTTTGACACAATCTACCACGAACACATTTCATATTATAATGTCAAATCGATGATGTTGTTGTGCAACCGTGCCGGATTAAATTTAATTGATATGGTAAAAACACCAATTCATGGAACAAGTTATATTTTTATTATTAGTGCTGATGAGTCTGCACCAAGTACAATTAAAAATTTAGTTGACATGGAAACTGCTGCTGGACTATACACAAATGATACTTATACAAAATATAGATCCAATTGTATTGAAAAAGTTGCCAATTTTGCCGAGAGAGTTGAATACTGGCGTGACCAAGGTTATAGAATTGTTGGTTATGGAGCCCCAGCAAAAGGAAACACATTCTTAAACTTTGCCAGAATACCACTTGATATTATTATTGATGACAATAAATTGAAACAAGGTCTGTTTACACCTGGTTCATCCATTGAGATTGTTGGTTCTGAAATTCTTGGTACATATACTGAGGATGATAAAGTATTATTTATTCCTTTGGCTTGGAATTTCTTCAAAGAAATCAAACAAAGAATCTTATCAGTCCGAAACAATCCAAATGATGTATTTTTGAACATCCAAGACCTATAAAAGCCAACAATTTTTGTACTATGTATCGAAGCCAATCTTTCGACAAGTTGGCTTTGGTACTTTAAAACTTGGATAAATAAGTAAACCGGCAACCAAAGTGTGTTGCAATCTGGAGGAAAATAATGCAATCGTTTTTATCATTCTTAAAAGAAGAATCTGAAGAAGGTTCTGAACTCAAGCATATTCATCATGCTGAGGACCGCCCTTTAATGCACGGCCATGCTGGTTTTGAACACGCTCATGCGGCTTTAACTAAAGCTCATGCTCACATGACTGGTGGACACAAGAATACAAATTTAACAATGAAATACGATGGTTCTCCATCGATTGTGTTTGGCCATCATCCTAAGAATGGTAAATTCTTTGTGGCAACTAAATCTGCCTTCAATAAGAATCCCAAGATTAATCATACAGAAAAAGACATTGACAAAAACCATGGCCATGCTCCAGGTTTAGCACATGCTCTTAAACACGCCCTCAAACATCTACCTAAAGTATCACCAAAACAAGGCGTATATCAAGGTGATTTAATGCACCATGCCGACACTAAGACCTTACATGAAGGTTATATTGCCGAGGCCAAAGGTGATGTTTCGTTTACTCCAAATACCATCACTTATACCGCTAAAGGTAAAGAAGCTGAGAAAGCAAAAAAGTCTAAAGTTGGTGTTGTAGTCCACACACAATATCATGATGATTTAAAACATAATACTCCTCATGTTGACATGAGTAAATTTAAAGACCATCCAGATGTCCATATTCATGGTGCTGAACACGACACGGGTAAAGTAAAGCATTCTGCCGAAAATGAAAAACATTTCCAAAAACACATGGCGGCCGCCAAAGATATCCACGATACCCATGGCCACAAAATGTATGATACTGTTCATCCAAAACATAGTGGGGAACATGGCCATCTGTCAACATACATAAACAAGACAGTAAGACATGATGAAGTTCCAAGTGTTAAGGGATTCAAAGAACATTTACACGGTGAACACGAAAAGCAAGCCGCAAAAGTTAAAACTGATAAAGCTAAGTCCGAAAAAACTGGTGAAGGTAAGAAACAAATTGCTCATGTTGAAAAACATAAAGAACATTATGGTAATATGTTTTCAATGCACCATCATTTACATCAAGCCAAAAATGCTTTGGTTAAATCCCTAGAAACACATGAGGGTCACTATCAACACCATATTGCTGGTAAGAAATCTAAACCCGAGGGTTTCGTAGTTCATCACGACAATCAACCAACCAAATTGGTTAACCGTGCTGAGTTTGCTAAACAGAATCTTTTAAAAGTTCGTAAATGAAATCGTTTTTAGAATTAGTCGAAGAAGCAAAAACTGGTGATAAACACCATGTGATGACGTTTGGTCGCATGAATCCTCCTACAACCGGTCACATGAAAGTGATTGATAAGGTTAAAGAGGTTGCACACAAACATAATGCGGAACATTCTGTTGTAACTTCACATTCACAAGATTCTAAAAAGAATCCATTGAGTGCTGCACAGAAAATCAAACATCTACATCGTTATTCTCCTGATACACATTTTGCTGCATCTTCCAAAGAACATCCAACATTCTTACATCATGCAGAAAAATTACACAAACAAGGTGTAACACATTTACACATGGTTGCTGGTTCTGACCGTGTTCCAGAATACAAAAAGAAATTAGCACAATATAATGGTACACACAAAGGTGCTTTATATAATTTCAAAAAGATTACTGTACATTCTGCTGGCCACCGTGATCCTGATGCAGAAGGTTCATCGGGTATGTCCGGCACAAAGATGCGTGGCCATGCTGAAAAGAAAGACATTCACTCCTTCAAAAAAGGTATTCCTTCTCATGTATCACATGAACACGCAAAAGAACTCATGCACGATACTCGTAAAGGTATGGGATTACACGAAGATATTGACCGTGGACTATTCAAAGCAATCTTTGTAACTGGTGGTCCTGGTTCAGGTAAAGATATTATTATTCGTGAAGCTATTGCTGAAGGTCGTATTGTAGAATTTAATTTTACTCAAGCTTGTGATATTTTATACGACAAACATAAATTGGCAATCAAATCCATGAATCCTCGGTATGAATCTGTTCGTAATCGTGGTCCATTAATCATTAACGGACCGGCAGATGACCTTGAGAAGATTTCATACATCAAAGAAGAATTAGAAGAACTTGGTTACGAAACAATGATGATTTTTGTTAGTACCAGCAACGAAACCAGCCAGGAACGCAACTCTTTATTATCTCGTATGATGGTAGAATCCGTACGCAACGATAAATGGCAAAAGTCACAAGAAAACATTACACAGTTTACAAAATTGTATAATAACTTGGTAACCTTTGATAATACTGGTGACCTTGAGAGTAAAGAACAGGATATACACGAAGTTTATGACCAGACCAAAAACTTCTTGGATAATAAAGTTTTAAATGAAATCTCCATTGATTGGATGAACAGAAATAATAAACTAAATACAGGTAATAAATTATTATTTGGAGAACAAAATGTTAAAGGCAATTCTAAGTCTATTCAGCAAAAAACAGTCGGAAGATACAACCCTTTCCTCCGAGCAAAAGGACCAGCAGACATTAAGCCAGACAATTCAGGATCTCTCGTTGGTGGAAGAGACCAAATCCAAGGTAACACGGGTCCAAGGAAAAGCACAGGAAGCTCAGTCACAGGTGGTGGATGGAGTGGCGCCTACGAAGAAGTCCAGCCCACGCTCAAAATCAACCCCCCGTCCAAAGAGCCAAACTTCCAGCAAGACAAGGACAAAGAAAAAGTAAAAAAACGTGGTGATAAATCACTAAGCGCTGGTCGTGTTGCAAGACCTAGTGGGGTAGGTCAAGAATACGATACCAGAGCCGGTGGTCAAGGCGCCGCAGCAGGTGCCGGACTTGGCCAGAACCTTTACGGTGAAACACAAGAATATAGTAACGCAAGTCAGAATGGTACAGCAATGCTTGGTGCTAAGTTAGAACCAAATCCATTGGCTGAAAAGAAAAAGAAGAAACTGACTTTTAAAGAGTATAACGGATTCCAAAACGATACTGAATCAGGTCTCGGTGGAGTATTAGGTGGTGCTGGTAACAAAGAAAATATGGACACATATAAAGACCAGAACCGAAACATAGGCATTGAAATTAAAAAGAAGAAGAAAAAAGGAGCAATTTAAAATGTTCGCAAAAAATAAAGTAAGCCAATCTATGATTGATGCTGTTAATTCAGTAATCAGCGAAGGTAAAGTAGAAGAAGCATCTGAAAAGGTACCTACATCTACAGGCATGAAAGTCTATGGTTCCAGTTATGGCAATTCAGCTAAAGCTCGTGTAGACCAGACTAAATCTGCTGTCGATAGTCTTAAAGGTCCTAAAGCTAAAGATTTAGAATTAAAGCCTCACGAAAAGAAAATGCAAGAAGATTTGAAGGGTAATCAATTCAAGATTGATGCCAACCATAATAATAAAATTGATGGCCAAGATTTTAAAATTCTTAAATCTAAGAAAAAAGTTAGCGAAGAATCTGAAAAAGAAGAAGGTCATGAGGATGCAAAGCAAGACAAAGCCATGATTAAAAAGATGATGAAAAAAGAAGAAGATGATTGTGTTACTAAGCCTGAAGTAAAAAAAATTGCCGATAAAGAAGCTGATAAAAAAGTTAAAGGCCATGAAACCAGATTGCATAAAGAAAATGTGTTTTACAGATTTGCTAAAGAACTACAAGAAAACAAATCATCGGGTGTATTACCAACATTTACCGACAATAATGTAGGTGAAATGGTAACTCCAAAAAAAAATCAAGATATCGCTGACAAGAGTTATCTTAAAGATAAACCAGGTTCAGTTAAATCTGATTTGAAGAACCTTGGTCGTTTCTTAACAGGTAAAAAAGAAACTAATGAAGAAGTTGAGTTGGATGAAGTTTCATCACTCGGTCAAGCAAAAAAATTAATCAACAGGTATCAATCTGCAAAAGATAGTATTAAGTTTGGTGGAAAGTATGATGTTTTAGCAAGAAGAGGGGATGAAAAATCTAAAACTAAAGGTACAGCTAAAACCAACAGAGCACTAAAAGCTCAAATAAAAGCAGACATTCCTAAACACGGACACTCTAATATTCCAGAAGAAGTTGATGAATCTGTTCAAACTCAAGCTACAAAAACTGGCGATAAGATTACAACAGATATGTTAACTGGCCGTGAAAAAGGTGGCAAATTAAATTCTTTTAAATCTTATAAAGTAGATTTGACAACTAGTGGCGTTGAAGCTGTACCTAAAGATTTTGAAACTGGTGAGGACACAAAAGAAAAACAAAAAATTACAACCAATCCTGGTCCAGTAGATATTAAATTGGATGATAAAGTAGTTCCTCCACAAAAATATTTTTCTAAACAAGCACAAATTACAAGTGAAGAAGTTCGTGGTGAGCTAAAAAAAATTAGAAATAAAGAAGTAGCAAATACCAGTAAAGAAATTTCTTCTTTTAAAAGTCATCCTGCTGCCACTCCTTTATTACAAAAAAATGAAGAAGTTCAAGAAGTTGAGGAAAAAGTAATTGCTGGTATGTCAGGTTTCAAAAAAATCAAAAATGCGGATGAAAAAGGTAATGTTACAGATAAGTCTGGTGCAGTTCATACACCAATGAGCCGTGCTAAAGATGCCGCTAAATTAACATTCGCAAAATTAAAGCAAGAAATGCTTGGTAAGATTTCTAATTAAGAGATTTATATGAAAAAAATTAAAGATATAGTAAAAACAAATCCTGAGCCTGCAAAAGGAAAGAATGTGGATCCTGGTCAACTTGGTCAATATTCTGCTAAGTATCAGGTTTCTGAAGGTGCAGCTTCATTAAATCAATATCTTTCTTCTAGGGGTATTAATCCTAAATTTGTTTCTACTGCCACAAAAATTTCTCATTCCAAGTCCTCACAGTTTATAAAGTGGCAACAAGACCATATGCGAAGTATGCAAAGAAGGGAAGAAACAGTATTGGAAGCAAATAAACCTTCCGCATTGGACAGATTCCGTGCTGCAGCTGCAGCAAGAGAGATAAAACATAACAACATTGAAAAAGATCGTCAAGAAAGATTACACAAAGAACCTTCTACATCTAATCTGCCACATCGTGATGTAAAAAAAGATGGTATGTCAGATGCTATTAGTCGTTTAGAAAAGCACATGAATAAAGAAGAAGTTGGGTTAGAAAAAGAAGCACATCTTCCTGGTCATCCAATGTACCAATCAGATCCTTCATTGTATAAAAAAACTCCGAAGAGCATAACAAAAAAGTTTGCAACGCACAGCGCCAAATATTTTTCGAATACGGATGGTGGAAATTACAAACCTACAGATAAAGAATCACCACGGTATAGAAATGAAGAAATTGAAGTTGTTAATGAAGTTCTTTCCAAAGATGCTTCTGCTTATGATTATATTCATGATTTTGTTCATTCAAATAATACTAAGTTTGCTGGTAAATCTAAAAAAGAACGTCAAAAAATGGCTCTTGGTGCTTACTATGGTAAAAAGAATGAAGATGTTGGTGATCCCAAAGCAGCCACACAATCACCAGCTGATGGTGCCAATGGTGGTAATGAATTGGCTGAAAGAAAACGTCAAATGTCCAAATCTGCTCGTATGATTAAGGCCATATACAAGAAACATCGTGTGGTCAAAGAAGATATGTACGACCATGAAAAAGAAGATAAATCTGTGGCCACCTATGGTAAAAAACCTAAGATGAACCAGACAGATAAAAAAGACAGTATTGGTGAGAACAAACCACAAGCCGCAGCAACATTAAGTGGTGGCACCACACTAACTGGTAATAAAAGGGACGATGTTGAAATCGACCCAGCAATGAGAAATCGTCCCGGTCAGCCTGATATCAGTAAGAAGTCTGACAAAAAAGAAAAGAATAAGAACGATAAATAGTAAGATAACCCGAGGTTAAAAGGAGAAAAAAAATGGCTTTATGGGGAAATTTAGACTTTGCGAACAATGCGCCACATATGCCATTGGCTCGTGAAGTAGAACCTGTTGCGACAGGTACAACCGCTAACAGTACTTCTGGTGGTTCAAGAGTGCTGGTATTGACTGCAAATCTATCAAGTGCAATTCAACCAGGATGTCATGTCTACGGTGAAGATGATGTTAATGGTCGTGTTTCTAAAATTGCCAAAGATGCATCAAATTTTGACCAAAATGAGATTTGCTGGTGGAGGTCAAATAATACTGTTGCTTCTGTTAATACTGTTAGCAATCAAGTTGTTTTGAATAACATTGTTACTGGTACATTTGCTGCTGGCAAATTGGTTTACTTTGCTAATACAATCCTTCACGATTCAACTACTACTTACGCCAACTATGCAAACGACACAATCTTGGTAACAGGAAGTCGTATTGCTAATACTAGAGGTACTGTATATGGTTACGGTAGTACTGTTGCTAATACACTAATTGGAAGTGTCAATCAAGGTTGGAACAAAATTACTCGTAAGATTAATAATGACGGCGCAATTCGTTTCCTAAAAGAAACTATTGTTTGCTTGGCAAATCCAATTGCTTCCAATATTCAATCAGGTAATACAAGTTCTAACGCTGTATTTGGCGGTCTGTAATTTTAAAAGGATGGGTACCTACGGGTACCCATTTTAATTATGCTTGATGACTTGAATGAAGATAACTTTATGATATACGCAATGAAGTGTTATAATGCACCTAATTATGTAATGTCGGAGTTTGAAGGAGATATTAAAAGAACCAAATATTTGAAACGATTGTTTCGTAGATATAAGGCATCTAAAATTCTCAAAGAACGATTGATATTAAATCATATCATTTTGTTAAATAATGTTTTTGGTCCAGAAGTGACCGCAAGAATATTATTTTACAGGATAGATGAAAAAGATTATGATGTTTTGAAAACTTTTCTACTATACTTAAACATAATGCCTGATGCCGTATGGGGTGTTAATGGTAAAAATATAAAGACGGCTGATGTACCAGTCGATATGAATGTCGCAGAGATATTAAGAAACGTATGAAAACATTTAAAACCTATATCAAAGAAGCTACCGACAAAAAAGATACTATTTCGGTGGACATTCCATTAATGATTCGTTTGCTTGAACTAGCTCGTGAAGATGTTAAGACGGATGTGGAACTACACCAAATTGTTGAAAGACTTATTCATATTCGTAACAAAGGTGTATTGAATATGAATCATTACAACTATATTGCCGGTACTCGTATTGCCAGCAATCGTCCTCGTAAAAATAAATGAAATCTTTTAAAAAATTCTTAGAAGAAAGTTACTGTTGTGTTACAGCCTTAGAAAAAGGCTTAAAGAAATTGGATAACCATGATTATGATTCAATTAATAAATTGATGATGAATATATCTAAAAAAGGTAATACTACCGGTAAAGATTTACATAACGATTTTGTATCCAAACACGGTAAAACTCCCGATGACTGGATTAAAGAACAGATAGAAGAATCTGCTGCTTGGCAAAGGTCAGCAGGTAAGGATCCCAAAGGCGGATTGAATCGTAAAGGTATTGCTTCTTATCGTAGAGAAAATCCTGGTTCCAAATTATCGATGGCTGTTACAACAAAGCCATCTAAATTAAAACCTGGTTCTAAATCTGCTAATCGTAGAAAATCATTTTGTGCTCGTATGGGTGGCATGAAGAAACGATTAACATCCGCCAAGACAGCACATGATCCGGATTCACGCATCAACAAAGCTTTAAGAAAGTGGAACTGCTAATGAAATCATTCAAACAATTTTTAGATGAAAAAGGCCGTTGCTGGACAGGATATAAACCGGTTCCAGGTAAAAAAGCATTTTCGAAAGATTCATGCGTCAAAGAAGCAGAGATTGAAGAAAAAGTTAAACAACCAACAGGTGATTTGAAGAAAGCTTGTTGGACAGGTTATACTGCAG